GTCGAGCGACCGCCAGATCAGGGTGCGGGCACCGATGATCTCGGCATCGAACGTGGCGGCACCGGTGCCGGGGGTCGACGCGGTGACCTTCGACGCGGTGTCGGAGGTCGGCTCGGCGACCCGGTAGGCGGTGGCGTCAGCGCCTTCGATGGGCCACTTCCACGGGTTCGTCGGCAGGTTGATCCGCTGGAACAGCGGGGCCACCTTGCCGGATGCACGGACCTTCTCGTGGAGCATGGCACCGATGCCGGTCGGCACCCAGTCGTTGCCCTCACCCGCGGTGTCGACGTCCATGGCGCGCAGCACGTGGTTCCACTCGTCCTTGAACAAGGGGTGCGAGCGGGCCACCTGGAAGCCCTTGGCCGACGTGTTGGCGTCGCGGTCGATGAGCATGCCGAAGATCGCCATGTCGGCGACGGTCTTCTGGAAGCCGCGGATCGCGTCGCGGTGACCGGGCTGGTACTCGGCCAACCGGGGGGCGAGCACGCCAGCCTCGTCGGTGGACGAACGGACGATGACCCGCTCGACCGGGTTCATCGCGTTGCCGCTCGAAGCACGGACGGTCTCGTTGGTGGCCCACAGGGCCTCGTCGAGTGAACGGGACGCGGTGACCGACTCGGTGGCCGTGTTCACGTTGACGGTGGCGTAGCGGGCACGGCGGGCCTCGGCCTGCTCGACTCGGCTGATGTCGCCGGCCTCGATCTCGGCGGAGCGGATGACCTCGTTGAGGCCACCCTCACCCTCGAGCTTGGCGACGAGCTCGTCGTGACGGGCTCGTTCGGCGTCGGTCCAGCCGTCGGCGCTCTCCTTGGCCGTGTTGATGATGTCGTCGATCTCGCTGAGCACCGAGGCCCGCTGGTCGCGCAGGTCGCTCAGGGTGAGCGGACCGTCGCCGCCACGGACGATCGGGAACACGCGGCCGTTGAGGACGGTGTAGTGAATGCCTTCGATGGCACCACGGGGGATGAGGTTCTTCACTGGTTCTCCTGTTGGAGTCGGCGGCGCCGCTGTGCGGCTTCCGCGGCGAGTAGTTCGATGGACGAAGCCGGGTCGACGGGCACCTCATCGGTGGGGTCTCCCTGGGGGTCCGGCTCGACAGGGGCCTCCTCACCGGGCACCTCATCGGTGGGGGTGGGGAGGGCCAGTTCGGCGCGTTCCTCGTCACTCAGCTCGCCGAGCGCCGACAGGCGGTCTTCGAGCAGAGCAGAACGGATGGCGACAAGATCAGCGCCGGAGTTCACGGCGAACGGGGCCGGGCCGTACTCGACCAGGCCGAGCTCGAGCCGTTCGATCACCGGGCGACCGTTGGGGCCAGGGCGGGGCGGGGCGGAGCGGATGATCGGGCCACGGAAGGACTGGGCCGTGATGGCCTGCTCCTTCCACATCTCGAGGATGGCGTCGCCCAGCGGGGTCTTGAGGTAGCGGGAGCGGGTGAGCAGACCGCGGGGCTCGGCCTTCACGTCGACGGCCTTGGCGACCGGCATGGAGAACTCGGCGGCAGGTGTGCCGGAGATGGTGCGGCCGTGGTTGTAGAGCACCTGCACGCCACTGATGCCACGGCCCAGCACTCGGTTGAACACGGAGCGGTTCAGGATCTCGTCGTAGTGGCCCTCGAAGTCGACGACCTCGTAGGGGTCCTCGAAGGTGGCGGCGTAGGCGACGACGGTCCGTCCGTCGCCGCCACGCTCGATCTCGAAGTCGAGGAGCGGTACGGAGCGGACCAGCTCGGGGCGTTGCTTCATGCCGGGACCTCCTGCGGGGTCTGATCCGTGGGTGCCTGTGTCGGGTCGGTGACCTCGCCGTTGACCGGGTCGATGAACGCTGTGTTCAAGGGGCGCTGGTAGTAGTTGAGGACGTCGGGGGCGGGAAGGTTCTTGCGCTGCGCCGCGTACTGCGGGGTCATCCAGCCGCCGTCGATCGCCGCCTTGAGCGATTCAGCCTCCGACGCCGCGTCACCACGGAGCAGACCCGCCGGGTCCATTTCGATGAAGTTCTGCGGCGGCAGCAGGTGCGGGTCGAAGTTGACGTATGCCTCGATGCGCCGCACCCACGGCATGATCGAATCGGTGACCGCTTCGATGCCTTGATGCTCGATGTTGGAGAACGTCGCCCGGCTGAGGTCGTACAGCTTGTGCGGGGGAACACCGATGATCCGGGCCATCTCCGTGACCTCGAACCCGCGGGTCTCCAAGAGCTGCTGCTGCTCGGGGGTGAGCGAGACCGTCCGGTACTCGGCACCGTTGCCGAGCACGCCGAACTCGTTGGCGTTCGCCATGCCCTTGTGGAACCGCTCCCATTGGGCCTTCGTCCGGTCCGCTTCCTCCTGGGTGAGCGGTTCCTTGAACGACAGGTACGCCTGTAGGTGGTTGCCCTGCCCGAAGCTCGACGCCGCGAACTGCTCGGCCGCCGCCGCGGTGCCGATGGCCTGCGCCATGTATGTGATGACGTCGATCCCCCACACGCCATCGAGCGACAGGCCGGGGATGTGCAGGATCTCCCTCGTCGTGAACCCGACGTCCGTGCGTCCGTCGATCTGGAACACCTTCGTGCCGTCCGACGCCAGACCGCCCTTCACCCGATCCGGGTGGACGGCACGCAACCCGACCACCTGGCCGATGTCGTTACGTTGCTTGAACGCGTACCCGTTGCCCCGGTGCGTCATCGACATCACCCAGTGCTCGACCAAGGTCAGCCACGGGGTCTCCACATCGGGGCGCTTCAACCACGAAGGATCCGCCCGGCGCTCACGGCCGCCGACACGATCCCGGTACGTGTGGGTGGGCAGGCCCGACACCTGCTCGGCGAGGTACTGGGTGCCACGCTTCCACGCCGGGATCGACATGGCCCGGCGCGCCGTCACCGACACGCCCGACTTGTTCACCGTCCCCTGCTGGCCTGACAGCAGGTAGCCGAACTCCTCCATCGACACCGGATCCGCCGCCCGACTGATCTGCCGTTGCGCGACCCGCGTCGACACCCGGTCGGCCAACGCCATCAGGCCGACGCCTCATGGTCACGCTTGCGGACATCGCTGTAACCGACCTGCGCGGCGGCCACGATCCACATGGCGACCACGGCCACGAGCCCGACGAGCGAGCCGAGCAGGTAGAAGGGGAACGCCAGCACCGACAGGAGCAGGCGCAGCAGCTTCACGTTCTGTGCCGCAGCCGCGACCCGATCCACAGTGCTTGGCATCTACGAACCTCCAAGGATCATGGCGAAACCAGCGGGCTTGTCAGTCGGTCCTTGCAGGTGGCCCCAGCAGGCCGTCACGGCACCGATGAACGGCGTCGGGTCACCTAATGCCCACCGGTCCACGAGGTGACCGTCGCGGTACTTCTTGAGCACCACCATCCGCGCCGACTCGGTCAACCGAGCATCACCGCGATGCCAGTAGCCGCCCTCACGGATCCCGTTCAGCACCTTGCCGGTCGAGTCTTGGAGCTCTTCGTTCTTGATGACCGACACCGGCAAGCCGGCGGCAGTCAGGTCGCCCTCGAGGGCACCAGCCGGTGACCTCGGGTCCAGGACGATCCGTCCGACCGGATGGGCTTCGTCGCCGCACATCTCCTCGAGCGCCGGGATCAGCCAGTCCGTCCCGCGCTCTCGTTGCACCACATCGAACCCGACACCGCCGGCAGCGCGTTCCCCTGCGACCATGATCGTCGATTGCGGGTTCTTCGGGTCGTTCGTGACCTCGATCGACAAGGTGACCGGGCCCGTGAGCCAGCCATCTTCGGGGGCGTCGGTGTCGTGGCGCAGGTTCCAGGCGTCCTCGTCGATGGCTTCCCAGCCAGCGTTCTCGTCCAGGTCGATCACGACGATGCCGAGGCGTTCACGGGCGAACTCCTCGTCGTCCATCAGCACCCGTTCCACCTCACGCACGAAGTCGTGGTTGACCCGTGTGTCCCATGCCGGGTTCGCCTGGCGCAGAGCGTCCTCGTCGTCGAGGTCCGAGCCGGTCTCAGCGGACCATTCCCAGTAGGCCAGCGAGCCGAGGTCGCTCACGCCGCCAACTTCCGGCCTTGGCGCATCAGCTTGCGCAGCCGATCCGATTCGACCTGCGGCAACGGGGCCGACGAGGTGAACCACACCTGCGGGTTCACCCGAGCCGACAGCGATGGGACCAGCGAGCCGAGGTCGAGCAGGTAGTACGCCTCATCGAAGTAGACCGCGTCACCCGAAGCGCCACGACCTGAGCCCTTCACCCGAGTCTTGAACCGCAACTGCTTGCCATTGCGGAGCGTGATCGACTCCTTGCCGTTCGAGTCCTTGATCCCCGACGGCCTGCCACCGATCCCGCGGCCGTTATCCAGCACCTCAGCGAGTAGGTCCGGGGTGTTCTCGATCAGCGCGCACACCCGACCGAAGTGGTCGAGGCAGGTGTCGAACCGATGCGCCGTGTGCGTCTGCAACCGATCCGACTTCACGAGGTACAGCCCGGCGAGCTGCCGAGCCTCGAGCACACCGCCCTTGCCGTTCTGACGGGGCAGCACCACCCCCACGTTCGATGCCGACCACTTCCCGGCGGCCGTCGAACCCAACGACCCTTCGATGATGTCCTGCTGCCAATCGTCCAGCGTCAGCCCGGCGAACTCAGCGAGGTCGATCGCATCCCGTCCGAGCGACGAGTGGAACGTGGGCACGTACCGGAACCGTGGCGGCGCCGACGGGGGCGCAAGCATGGTGGCGGTCATGCCGACCGGTCACGGATGAGGGCCAGGCCCGACTTCTTCACCTCCGCCGCTTGAGCTGGGATCGCCAACGCCTTCACCACCTGTCGAAGCTCGCTCACGTGCTGCCGCGCCTCCGACACCACCGAC